ATACAGGCCCTTAAGAGTCGGAGTGGAAGTGGTCCACGTAACGTTATTAATGCCGACGGTATTCAGAATACCGACAACGTCTGGTCCGTTATTGCTGGCGTAGAGCTGGAAGCTGTTGGAGCCATTGCCAGCGGCAACAGCATAGTCAACAGCCTGCGCATACGCTTTGCCAAGGTCTTGGAAGGCCATCTGGTCGAAAGCAATAGGCGAACGCTCAAGCAACTGCAAGGAGATGAGCTGCCCACCGGCCTTCAGCACAACCGGCAGAGAGACATACGCAGTCTGCAAGTCGACCTCAGGAACGTTGGTATTCTCGCCGCCATACTGCGGACCAACTGCAGTACCACCAACAACCTTAGGGATGTTAATGTTCATAGTACCGTCAGGAAGAGGCTGCTTGTTCTGGCAGTCAGCTAGGGGGCGACCCGCACGCATGAAAGCAATCCACTCTAGAGTAGAGAACAAAGGCGGTACAAACTCGCCACCTGCGCCCTGAGAAATACTCAGCGCACGCTCTTGCACCGAACCGGCAAAGTCACGGTACGAATAAACGTGGCCGTGGTTATCTTCACGAGGGTTCTTGGCTTCTATCATCTGATCTAGGAAGTACTGCTCAGTGGAGCTACGAGTGACCTTTGCGTCGATCTCGGTAGCCACAATGTGGTTTTCCTGACCGTGACGCTGCAAGCGCTCAACTGCGCCAAAGTAGCGAGCCCCAAGGCCAGCGCCGAAACCGGCGATAGCTGCGTCCTGCAAGAACGAACGACCGTTGCCCTTTTCGTAGACACGGTGCTCGGACAGCTTCTCAAGCATACCGGTGCCGTTAGTCTGATACGGCAACCCGTAGAGCTGACGAGCCGAGACAGCTTTCGCTTCTTTCTTGGCGTCCGTACGGGCCTGCTTGGCCGCTGCAATAGCGTCCTCACGAGCCTGAATCTTGACCGTCAACTCACCACGAGAAAAGTTTTCCTCGGGGGTGAAATCACGAGTCTCCGTAGCTGCGGCATTGACCACAGCCTCCAACTCAGTCACGAGCGCTGCACGCTCTGCGACGAGTGCGGCAAGAGCCGCCTTCGTTTCCTTAGACATAATATGCCCTCCAATAGGCTTGTAGGTTTATTCGGACATTGTGTCATGTGGACATATTGTCCGGTTTAGCTTACAAAGTGGTTCCCATCAGTCCGGCTCTCGGGCATTGAGAGTGGTACATCGGATCCGGCTTTATCTTTAATCTTCCTTGGTCTGCCATAACAGCCAGCAGGGGCAAAGGCCCTTAGCGGCTCGCAGATTTTCCTTACTATTATCAAAGAGCATAGCGATATCGTTATCCTTAATCGCCTTTGCTTTGTTTACGTCGTGGGGCTTAGGCAGTACAATCAGCTTGAAATAGCTGCCTTTGCCGAAGCCCAGTCCAATGAGATAAGCCTCTTTGCTTGCGACATCTTCCTTGGTTACTGCGTCTTCCTCAACCCCAGTGATGATGTATACGTGATTGGCACCCGCCTGTAAGGACGAGCACAACGCCAGCATCTCGGCTGGGAATGCGTCGAGCACGCCGTCTATGTCGCAGGCAAAGTTCACGATTAAACCGTGTACCAGTTCCCACCCTTAGATACGAACGTGTATCCAGAGTTGGCAGCAACGGCGGAAAGACCTGAGCCACCGGATGCGCCGTTAATGAGCGAACCGTCGGTCGTAATGACCTTAGGATACGCTGCACCAGTAGCCCCAGCAATAGTACGTACAATGACTTTCACGTCATCGGCGTTGTTACCCTGCGGGAAGAATGGGCCAGACGCCCCAACAGGCGGCTGTTCTGCAACCAGAGGAAGCAAGCCAACAATCGTCGGAAGTGTAATGGTAACTGCAGGCCCGGTGGCCCCACCTTCACAAATCACAACGTCATTAGCCTTCGCCGTATAAGCGGCCGCTGCCCCAGTAGCTGCAACAGGCACAAAGACAATACCTTGTGCGTAGTTTGGCAAACCAAAGGCTGGCATAATAGTTGTCTCCTATTTTTCGTGAGGAGTGATTCCTCCTCTATACTCCAACCTATCTTACTTTTATACAGTTGTCAAGTAGACCTAACTTAACCTGCATATATACTAGATAGGTTATTTGATAGACCGCAAACGCAGTACCTCGGCCTGAGCCTTAGCAAGGCGAACAGCAAGAGGAATAGATCGCACTCCGGCACCGTCCGCAGGAAGTACAGGATTTCCATCGTTTAGCTTGCCGGTATCGAGGCCGCCGTTGTTACTGGCCTTAGTACCGCTTTCCTGCGGATCGCTATCCCCTAGGGTTGCACGAATGGCAGTAGCAGCTTCGGCATTTCCAGTAGCGGCCGTCTTGAGGCCATTAGCACCCTGACCGAGAGCGTCCAGTGCATCCTTTAGAAGCTGCTCGTTAGCGCTGGAAATTGTCTTGCCCTGACGAAGCTGCTCTATGCAGTTCACCACAGCGAAGGTACGAGCCCTACTGCAGTACATATACTGGCTCTGAGCTGTCATACGCTCATCCATAAACTTCAAGGCTCTGATAGCATCCTCGAAGACAGGCTCATCACCCTCAGCTAGAGAACGGACTTCAATGAACTGGCCATACACAAGCTGAGCAGTTCGGAAAGTAGTGACACCTTCACGACCAATAATGTCTAGGACATCGGACCTGAGGCCCACGGCCGTCAGCTTATTAGCCGGCGACTTCACTACCGATGCGTCGAATACCTGGCACTCAAGCACACTTCGCTTAGTGTATGCCTCGTTCCAATCCTCTTTGGTAGCCCGAAAGGCAAAGGACATCTTCGAGTAATCCCCACGCTTTACCCCGGACACGAGGTTCCTACTAGAGGTATTCTCTATGATGTCTAGGTGCGCCTCAGTACGAAGGCCACGGCCGTCCTCGGCCATGTCCATAGTACGCCCAGAGTCCTGATGCCAGGACGCTAACACATCACCTTTGTGGTCCACGAGATATGGGATATAGTCCGACTCCTTGAGAGTCTTACCGAATGCCCCCGGCATGATTGTTTCGTCGTACTCACCCATCCAGTCCAGCACTGGGTACGCATCCCCGGTAGTCGAGGCCCACCCTACTAGGGTCGCCTCGGTAGCACCTTCATCGGCACGCACCTGGAAGTCAGCTACAGCGGGTGGATCAATCTCCCGCTGTGACCAATGTTTCTTTGGCACTGCCGGTATTGTCATCTCGGCTGACTTCTTCTCGACATAGCTAGTAACCCGCTCCACTTCCGTTTCCTTTCCAAAGTCCACCTTGTCTCCATCCACTGTATAAGACGCCTGAAAGCAGTCTCCGTTAACACAATAGATTACGGTGTCCTCATTGAAGTCACAGACATAGCAAAAGTCGTTTTTCTTACTAAACTCGTCGCATACAGCGCCACTCAGCAAGTTGCTAAGATCGCTATTCCACATATCGTCCGAGTCGTCATCGTCATCCGTGACCGGGGTGATTTCCTTTTGACGCTCTTGCCAATTCAGCCAGAGTGCCGCTTTCTTGTCAGTAAGCGTGCCATCACTCGCCCAGTTCTCCGGTATAGACGCCGAAGCGCCGAGGGACTTTGCTCGTTTAATGATGTGCTTTCGTATGGCCGAATGGTCAGCGTTGCCACGGCCCACAGCCCGTATGGCATTTTTCAAATCCGCCTTATCTGCGATTGGGTAGGAGCCATCAGACATGGCCTCGCCGGACTTCGCCATTTCGTCCCGCTCAGCCTGAGTGTACTTAGCTCTTATCTGGTCTTCGTACCCGGCTAGGCGAGTCTCATAACTATCCATTTGTCTCTCCTCCTAAAGGCGCCGGAGATACCGTGCCATTTGTAATCTCTATATTATGATGGGCAATGCCAAGAATCTCGGCCATCCAGTTCATCTCTCCATAGTCTTGATTCGTAGCTATTCCGAAGGCGCTAAATAAACGCTCTGTCTCAGCAGCATCCTCAAGTGTCACTACCATCTCTCGTATGTATGGCAGGTCTGGAACACCAGCCCAGCTTAGCACTAAGAGATCAGATTCTATCTGTTCTGGCTTAACCATTAGGATTACCTCCTTTGAGGTACTCCACAGCATTTGCTTTAAGGCTAGCTGGCGCTGCTTTCCAACACGGAAGCGTAGTCCAATGTTCTATCACCGACCGGTTAAGCATCCCCATAGGACACAAACCCTCAAGGGTAGTAACTGGCTCGTGCGTGTAGGGATCCCTGACATCCCATGTTCCGACTTTAATCCAATCTTCATCGAAGTTATTATCCATGACGGTTTTCCTTGGTGTCTTCTATGGTCGCATTATTTACGTTACCAAGGACCACCATCTCATGCTCATTGAGACAACCAAACCCGGTACGAGGAGTAGATAGTATTTGAGAAGCTGGCACCTGAGCTGCCATCATCACATCGCCAAACTTAGAGGCCGAGGCATAAGACAATGACCACGATGACGCCGGTCGCATTTGGGCGGTGTTGGTACTAGGATTGTTCTGAACCCCCGCTACAGGCGTATACGTAATCACTGGAGGAGGTTCACTCTGCCCTCGCTGTAGCTGTACACTGGTCACTCCCTGATCCTTGAGCATCTGCTGAGTATCGTTGTATTGCGCCCGGACAAATGCCTGGAGAGTAGCACCATGCTCGGCGGTGATAGCTGCCTGTGCTGGACCCGCTTTCTGCCACTCTTTTGTATCCGTAAGACCAAACTCTTTCTTTACTGCTTCTTGCATAGCAAGGCTAGCAGGGTCATGGTCATTTGAGGTTTGCGCCCACTGACCGATAAGCGTCGAAACAGCAGCTTCTCGCTCTTTACCTGCCGCCGATAGCTGCTCTATGGGGGGCACTGTAGAGCCCATAATTGGCCTATCTAATCCAGCCGCCGCAATTAGGTCCTCTGTACTAGCTGTACAGTTGGCAGATATCCTGGTAGCAACATCCGCTTTACAGTCCTTCTCTGACTTAGAACTGAATACCATATTGTCCGCTGCCCAACTATATGCGCTAGGGTCGGTCTCGAACTCTTCGTAGCCCTCGCCGAAGACCTCGTTCGACGTGTCAGCTGGTTTATTGGTCGCTTTCTCTTGACTAGTAGTCTGTACGTACCCTAGCGCTGAGTCCTTTGGTCCTGCCTGAATAATAGCAAGAGCCTCCTGCAGATCGGTTACATCGTGCGGCTGCACGGCGGGCGTAAGAGGTGCCGGTAGCGGCGCTATGGTAGAAGCAACCGTGTCGTGTGTAGCGGACTGCTGAGACTGAGAGGTACCACCAGATCCAGCATTCGCTCCAGCCTTGTTGTCAATGTCATTAGCAAAGGTCATCGCCATAAACTCTATAGCGTTGATGTCGAGCCCTTGCTGGCTAGCAAACGAACCAGCAGCATCCTGCATAGCCTGTACCGCCAACGGATATATGCCTTGCCCCACATAACCCTCAGCCTTAACGTCAGGACCGGACAGCATCATACCGTAGGTAACATCAGGCTTCATTGAGGGATCACTTGACAGTACAGTTGACGCATGCGTGTCAATGGTAATAAACTGCGCCGCACTTGGATCTATAATGTTGTTGACGTAGTTACGCTCTTTCATTGCCCCCGTAGGAGACAGTATGGTGCTAGGGGTAACAAGCGTGCTCGAATCCCCAACTACATGCCCTAAGCCCAACTCGATAACTTTACCAGCACCGTCACTCCCAAAGGTGGCAGCGACAACACAGGGGTCCCCATTAGCCTTAGCGCCCCACGCAGTATTGCAGAGAACCTGATCTGCCTTCATCATGCCCATAACTGCGAAGGCAGCAGTTTTAGTATCGTCCTGCTGACTAAGGCGCAATCCGTTCTGGATGTTTATACCCTTGTCCGTATTGTACTGCTGGAGGATAGCGTCAGGAACACTGACAACCGCATCACTCGTAGCCTTGCCTAGTATATACCGAGCAGCCGCCATGTTTGAGGCAATCTTTGTCTGTGCCGAGGTAGCTGCAATGGAGGCAGCAGCAACCTGAATGGTAGTGCCGGTCTTCTCTGCTATATCCTTAGCCTCATTGTGCGCCCTTCCATACCAGCAAAGCCCATAGGCAACTTGAGCTGCCGTCATATTCTGAGACTTGTCAAGGGCATTCTGCGCCATATGGGCCTCTGATAGGATACCAGGAATGGCCTCAGCTCTGACCTCCAATTTGTCCTGAACAGCCTGTGATAGACCTAGATCAGTAGGGTTAGACCCGTTCGTTCCTGGCTGATTAACGCTACCAGAGATAAGCGCATATACACCAGGATCCGGCCGGTAGTTCTCGTTCGCCTTACCAAAGTCCCCAGTACCAAACGTAGGAATACCAGGTAGCTCAAAACTTTTATCAGTCGGATTGCCATTAACATCTCTGGTGAAGATAGTTCCATCAGGATTAACTCCGGTAGCCTCGGCTGCGCTTATGCGAGCATTCGCAGCGTTGTTCCATATCTCCTGCTGGTTACGGGTAACCCCTAAGTATGCGGCCGCAGCAACACCTTGTACGGTCTGAGAGGGTTCTACTACAAAGTTTCCCTGTTTATCCTGCCACCAGCCGATCTGCATATCAGACCTAGCATACAGATCCTTATTGGCGTTCAAATGATCCATTACTGTCTGAGCCATTACTGCTGGATCAGCACTATACGGTAGCTGCGCCTGAACACCAGCAACCTGATATCCAGTCTGAGGGGAGCTGCCATCACGAGGATTAACGGTTCCACCATCCGGCCGTTGCGCAAACATTTGCTGCAAGGATTCAACTGTCATAGGATCGCCAGAGGTGGCCCAAGTTGTATCGCTCGTATCGACAGGAGGCGGTCCAGTGTCTGCGCCAGCCCCTCCACCGCCGCTGGGAGCACCGCCTTCGTTACCGCCAAACTCTCCGTGGTATACATGGATCTGGGTCTTCTGTTCAGTCTCATCTACGTTAAGACGTTCCTGAATAGACCACGGTGGTTGTATTACCGCCCGCTCGTTGCTCTTAGGAGCAACGTATGGGACGAAATCTCCTCGTTCGCTTACCTTCCAAGGCAGCTTAGACATTAGGATCCGGCTGCAGGAGCAGGAGTCTTCGGCCCGCCATTCTGGGCCGAAGACTTAGGAGGCGGAGTACCCTCAGTTCCTGGCGGGGTATTGCCTGGCGATTTAGGAGCATTCTGTGCCGCCCCTGTGTCCGCTGCGGATTGTGTCGCTGCTAGAGCGCCACCACCCGAGATCATAAAGTCCGAGTGAGCCGAGTTAATCGGTCCCCATAGACTGTCCGCACCATCTTCTATAGATGGAGGAAGATGCAAGAACTCACGGCACTCATTCGGTGTAGCCACGGCAGCCATACGCAAAGCGTTTATGTATTCTCCGAGCATTTGGTCGTTCGTCTTAAACAGGTCGCTAACGTTTCTACGAACGTAGTAACCGGCTGGCAACAGGCTTGTGTAGAACCTGTCAGCTCTGCGGGTATAGCCGGAGAGAGAGAATAGGGCGAACCCCATAACCATCTCCTGAAGACCTTTACCATATACCTCTGAGCCCCCAGAGGAAGCGTCGCCAACAAGGTGGCCCGGAACACCATAAAACCCGCACAACTCAGCACGAGAGAACGCTCGGGCTTCGAGCAACTGTGCGGTCTGCGGGTTAACTGAGATCTGTTGCCACTTAGCATTTGAGTCCATGATGATCGGCGTATGGCTCTGTGCAAGACCACCGTGCCGGGTCAAGATCTCTTTGATGAGTCGCTCTTTATCGTCCTGTCGCATTGGCTTGTCGGTCGAGTAGATCCCGCTAGGACTCATACCCTGAGCGAAATAGCGAGAACCGTACTCTTGCATTGCTATTGGTAAACCGAAGCCCATAGCTCCGATCTCGATAGGATTAAGTCCAACAAGCCCCTGTGGCAGAGACATCCAAGGAATGTGAATGATGTCTCGGTTAGGCAGTACCGGTCCGATATCGGATCCAATCCGCACTACCCGAACACCCTTGATCATGTTTACCCGGATCTGCGCTGGGTTCAATATCTCAATCTGAGTAGGCATATCCAGTGGCCCAGAGCGATCAATAACATGGCCATAAGCATTTCCGGCCAGACCCCAAGAGGCCACGAGGTTAAAGTCCACCTGCTCCCTGTCGATGTCAGCACACGGAGACTCAACTACGTCGGGCGGATCTACTTCAGGATCCTTGTATGAGCGCTTATTGCCTTGCTGGCGATGTACATGAACTTGCAGTCCACCGACAGCATCCCCGAGGACACGGAGACAGGCGGCGACAGTCATGATTCCGAGGACAGAACGTTCGTTTACAATGACACCAGATACAGCTTGGTTATAGACCGATGGGGGAGGAATGGCGCTCGGGTCTGACATCCAGCCGCCCCAACCTCCTGCTGAGAGGGGCATTCCTCGCTGTTGTTCCATTGCCCTTTGTTGTCTTACAGTCATTGCTTACGCCTCTTAATGCGTCGTATGGGGTGTGGAGTCCTAGGTAACGTGACCATAAGTGGCGCCCCACCATACACAAACTCTGCAGCCACCACAAGAAACACTGCGCCCACCACCAGTGCTACGCCCAATCCAGCGATTATATATACACCCGTCGTACACATGGCAGCACCGAAAACCTCTAGCCACTGGCCGAGATTGATAGGTAACTTGTTGGAGGGGCGCTGAAAGTCAGGGAGCTTCAGCCATTGCCTGAAGGTTAACATACGGGCTCCTTAGGTGAACTGATTTGGCGCACAATAGTCTGCTTCCGTAATGAGCTTTGGCTCTCGTATCCCACGCTGAGGTCCGTGGTCCTGTTCCTCGTAGTCTGTAAGAAATGTAACCTCTGCATACTCCTGCTCAAGGCCCAACTCTTTAGCTCTTTGCAGCGCCATCACGGTGGCAACTGCAGCGTCCACATACCCAGTGGACTTCTGATTAACTTTGGTAATGCGGGGCTGCATCGGATCCTTTACCCAGGCGTTGGCCATATGCCGAGCTAGTTCAGGGTCACCATCATGGTCCAATAATCCCCGCTGTATGTCCTCATAAAGGCGCTGTGTAGACTCAATCATGAGCGCACCTCGCTGAGGAAACGTCACAATGGGTATTCCCTCGTCCTGAAGTACCTCTAGGTCCGACACCCATAGGGCCGGGTCGCACGCTACTTCGAGAACTTGGTAGTATCCGCACGTTTTACGAAGCTGATTCATTACCTCGACCCGTGGTACCCGCCATGTGTCGTCCTTGTATGGTTTCTCCCACAGATGTACCATATGAACAAAGGGAACAGGCCGGTCCACAGTGACAGCGATAAGGACAGTAGCGTCGCCATCATAGCTCCCATCGAACCCCAAAACGACACGATCATGGGCAGGAATATTGTACCCATCTTGGTTGACTAAAGAGGCCCACAATCCCTGCGGCAGCCAGCGCTCGATGTCCACGAGCACCACCTGATTGAAGTAGAAACGCTTAGCAACATACTCAGGAGTCTCAGGGTCTTGTATCTCCTGATACAGACGCTCTTCATCCACCCAGTAGGAGTCACCTTTGGCAGTCCTAATAGCCTTGGTAACCTCATCGTGGCTCGTTAAGTCTTGTACTTCCGGCGCCTCAAGGTTGTCGTACCATACTCCGTCGATCTCACCCTTCTCAGTGATGGCGGTGTATGTAGACTCAGCTACCGATCCTTCGCCGGGCTTATGAGCGTTCGTAATCTCAAGTGTTCTGCCGGACCCGTCCCTAGCCTTTGCAATATTACGCCGGATGACTCGTGCCATCTCGACGCCTTCGTTGTTATGAAGCCAGTGGTGCGTTTCGTTGAGAATGCAGAAGCTCGGACGGGGACCTTCAAGCGCTCTTGGGCTAGATGTGACAGCTTTGATGACACCTTTACCACCTCGAACGTATATGATAGTCTTACCGAGATCGACGTGAAACTCTTTCTTGAAAGACGTACTAATCATGCCGGGAAATAGACTAGTGGTGTTGCCGGTTTGCTCCTCGGATACCGCTGCAATCTGTATGAGTGGCATCGGATGTTGTATCCCAATAGGATACCCGTTGGCGTCCCAACCGCCAAACCGACAAGGACCACAAGCTTCTATTAATGAGAAAGTCGCCAACAGCGGATCTTTTCCCCAGCCTTTGCAACGGCGGATGACACCACGGCGATACGTAAACTTGCCGTTGTCATCTATCCCATACCACACGAGGACCATTCTCGCTTGCTCTGGTGTGTACTTCCACGGAGTGCCAGCGTCCGGGCCGTCCGGCTGTAAAATCCAACGTGTGGCCCAGTCTAAAATACCCCAACCAAGGGTTCTGTTTTCAGCCGGCAACTGATACAATGCTTTCCTTTCGGGTTAAAATGTAAATAGCATAGATGAGTGTTGAGCCGGTGGTGGTGCAGTTAACCACCCCCCGCCTGAAGCACCCGTAGCGCCGGGAGGGCCAGAGGCACCCGTAGCGCCAGAGGCACCAGTTGTGCCGGCGCCGCCTCCGCCTCCGGCTGCGTCTACCCACTCAGTACCATTCCATTGGTATGTATTACTGTCCGCTGTAATAGCATATGCTGGTGTGCTGCTAAGGGGAGGAATCTCAAGCCCAGCCTTAACGGGAGCAGTGAACAGGTAGAGCCGATCTACTTCCATTCAATCCTTCGAATCCAAAACCTGGCATTAGTTTGCCTTTCTACTCCGTTGCGTTACGCCGCCACTGGCGCAACAGGTACTAGTCGTAGTCCTTGGTAACTCTCTTGGATAGCTGCCTTAACAGCTTCCTCTGAATCAGTCTTTTCCAGCTCTATACGCATCCGGCGTCGGTCGCCCTCAGTTACTCCGAACCTAGCAAGCTGCGAGAGGCAAGCGTTAACTGCCGTGAAAGATATCTGGCCAGTCATATGATTCTCTGAGCGCAGAGATAGGTCGAGTGTATCGAGAATAATAAAGGCCATAGCCCAGTCAGACGATGTGTAGTACTGCGCCATACCAGACTCAGCTAGGGATCCCCATAGGCGGATGACGGACTTAGTCCAACCAACCTTTGCCTCATATGGCAGCTCGACCTTACGGTCCTCTGTCTTCTCAATCTCAGCCTTATGATTCCTGCGCCTCGTGGTATCTGAACGTCCAGGTACTGGGCCTCTAGTTGCTACGGTCATTAGATTACCTGCGCCCAAGAGTCGGTCGCCCAGAAGGAGATATGAGGTTCATTAGTAAAGCCCCAAGAGTTGTCTGGTACATCTGTTACTGGCAGATCATCCACAGCAGCGGCAAAGTAAAAGCCCGCCAGCGAAACTGGTAGAGAGTCCACGAATAGTTCAGGAGTATCCCAGGCATGAGCTGGGGTCCAAGCTCCACCACTAGGTAGTTCGTCTGTGTATAAGCTCATTTATTCTCCGCCTTCTTGAACATAGGATTGGGCAAGTACTTCACATCCGTCCAATACGCTGTCAATCTCATCGAGCAGATCGTCCGTAAAGACCAACAAAGCACTGGCCTCTGGGGATCTTTGTGACCTTTCGAGCGCCGTAATTTCCTCGGGGGATGAACTAACAGTGTCCTGTACTGCCTGTTCTTTCTGCTCACGGATCAGTACCGTCATGCCGGCGCCCCTTCGCAGCAAGATTCCTTGTACCCACATTCGGGACAGCGCCAGTGACACTTCGTGGCGTCGTATACATGCCCGCACAAGTCACAAGCTCGGATCATCGGTTACACTTTCTGCTATTACAAGAACCATGCATTAACTGGAAGTTCTCCATGAGATCAGGACCACCATTAGACAGTGTATCTCTCAGTCATGGCGGGCACCATGGTCCTTTCGTATCTGAGTGTCAAACAAAGCTCTATGGTATCCAAACTAGATACAAACAATACCTTCTATGGTCTGTCCCCGGCCGGGCCCGCCAGGAGAGGACTGGCAGCGCCCTGACCAGGGGGAACGCTGCTCCTACTCAGGTGGCAGCGAACGGGGGTCAGAAATAATGGCCTCTGACCAGGACTTATATAGCAAAACCGGTATCGACATTTAGAGGCCCTACAACCCGTATCCGATTGCTGGTGAGTCGGGCGTGGAAAAACAAACAAGACCATAGGGGTTAAGGTACCCCCCTATAGTATATACATACATATATAGATGACACATAGATAGAGGTTAACTGAGGTACTATCTATAGAACATAATGACATTCTATAGATGGTATCATGGTGACCATCTATAGAATGTGGCATGGTATCATGGTGACCATCCTTTATAGATGGTTTCATGGCCACCATCTACAAAAGCCTTATTTTATATGGTCTTTCTCATGTTGTGTCACAACATAACACAATACATTGTGTGTATGTAGAGATAACCCTTATATAATATGGTGTTTGTATGTGTGTGTGGTTATGTAGGATGGTTCATGGCAGTTATGATGACAGTATCCTGACACGATACTTCATACCACTGCACACACACAACACACACACACACACAACACACACAACACACACAACTATATGCTGTCATTAGCGTTGTCAGACTGACGCCGCCAGAGCGGGCCCCGCTATGTCGAGGGCGTGGAGGGCGAGGACGCCTCCTCGACTCGGGGCAGGGGAGCCGAGGACGACGACGACGAGTCACACAACACACGACACTATTATTGCGACAGTGTACAAGACACTAGATTGACCATATACCATATGGTGTGTATGGTAAGCAACGCCTGCAGATTGCCCACCGCTAGAACTATCTTGCTATAAAGGCCTTATATAACGGTGGCTTTATAGGCAACTTTGGCAGTACCGATTTGGTGAATATCTTCCAGCATTTGTGCCTGATCTAGTTTCTGCAGGGCATCGTGGCCACAGGTCGCAAACCACTTCGGAATCAACACATAAGCTTGCTCACCATAATACTCATAAAAACCTTGAGTCATTTCGGTTTGTGCGCCCCAAGTAACATGATCGTACAGATTGCCCTTTGGAATCGGCGTTATTTGCGTTTCACGTTGTGTCCCGTTAGCGACAGTACAATGTCCGCCTAAGATATTCTGATCCGGTGGACTTAGGAGCGCCCAGGGCTTACTTTCCGCAGAATCAGTTTCTGCAGATTGTGGCACTTCAAAAGCCCAGTAGAGGCAACCAAAGTTGTAGAGAGCTTGTCTCATAAGGTCATAATCGTTAATATCGACAGTAGCAGCGCCAATAAGTTCAAATCCCAAAGGATTAGGCTGGGAACACGCCGAGATTACGGTAGAAAGCTGCAATCCGCTGTCAGGACCCCCAGTGAGCTGATAATAGAAGTCGGACGTGACCGTATCGCCAGGATACGTATAATCGACGCCAGCAATAAGCGCCCAGATCTGCGCAGCATGTATGATGCCTGCGATAGTACAGTCACCGATACTGTCATTGCACGCCATAGGATATTGCAGGTTCTCGCCATATCTAAATGGTTTGTCCGTGCTAGGAAGATCCGAAAGTACACCGTATGTAGCCAGAGGACGAATTAGATCGGGTATAGTCTCTGCCAGTGCGCCAAACTTACCGAATACTCCACCGCTAGAGTTATTGGCAGTCTTAGGCGCAATACCTACCGATTCTGCCCATGCAAGATTCTCACTAGCTTTAACCATTTTAACGCCTTTCATCATGTTGCATGTTAGATGAGCTGCTGCGAGGTTATTGTCATTGTCACTGCCACCATTAGTTCTAGCTATGATATGGTCCACACTATCGGCCCCATATCTACCGCATAGGTAGCATGTATAATTGTCACGCTGTAATATACGAGATCGTGTCACACCCCAACCCTTAAGGTAAGGTAATGTCACTCCAATGCTAGGACATCTCTCACCGCTAGCATGTACGTTACCACATCGACAGGATCTCGGTAGCCTAGCCATTAGACGAGTCTACGGCTACGCTTATACGCACAAGGTTCGCAGCGGATAGTGCCTTTGACACAAGTACTGACAAGACAATCGAAGCATAGCCTAGGAGTATTGCTGTACTCTAGCCTATTACCGGCATCATAATATTCAGCCTCAGGATCATCCCATTTAGCGTCAGGCGGTCGATACAAGTTAACAGTGTCTTCGTCTTGTTCTAAGCTAGCAGTAAGACCTTCAGTATCCTCTAAAGATATCATGACACTGGACCTGTCTTAATTAGGGACTTCTTCCAAGCTACGTAATCACCATGAGTCTGCCATTTACCGTGAGTGTATTCTTTCAAACACTCACCGCAAAGTCCTTTGACTACCTTAGGTAGTGCGGGCTGACCACAAGCTAAACAGTCCACGAGCGAGGTAGTTCTACCTGGTTTAGGCGATGTATCCAGCAAGAATGCGCAGATGTTGACAGCCGATTGCAGACTTTTGACTGCCTGTCTAAGCTGTTTGCATATACCTACATCTACCTGCTTGTGAAACGGATCTGGATCACGAGAGTTATTGGGCTGATCATCTCGGGCGAGAATCTCCAGCAAATCACTGTCCTTTATCCTCACCGCTAGCTTTCGCAGCGTTCTGAGATTATCTAGGACTTCCTGCTCATCGTAGGGTTTCATGGCGGGCGCATTCCTCCTCTATACTCCAACCTATCATCTGTCATACACTTTGTCAAATGCGATACCGATGACCTGCATATACTCCACCGCTAGAGTTATTGCCGGTCCGACACTAGGGTAACGAGAACGCCCGTCATCGCTGAGTCACCACCATCTCTTACATACTGTCAGCTGGGAAGACACCTTCCCATTAGCTACCAGCACATGTGTATTCCTCAAAATCCCTCAAAATCCCTGCCCAGACTGCCGGAAAGAAGCAGGTCAGCCCCGTCATCGCTGAGTCACCACCATCTCTTACATACTGTCAGCTGGGAAGACACCTTCCCATTAGCTACCAGCACATGTGTATTCCTCAAAATCCCTCAAAATCCCTGCCCAGACTGCCGGAAAGAAGCAGGTCAGCCACTTATGTCAACCTTTAATCCACCATAATCGCACTCTGACCTGGGTTTTTTGTCAGATGACCACTATAATCTTCTAAAACACCCTACCTATATATTTATACATATACTAATTAATAGTAGTTATCCTCTAGAGGAAATTATTCTGATTTTTAACATTTTTGGCACCTGACCAGCATTTTATCTGTGGTCAATTCTCAGCTGGCACCTCTGACCTGCGGATTTGACAAAAAGCACCGCATCCGATAGGTTCGTAATTAGAGGAGGATACGTGCCAATGTACGAATGCCCGAACTGCGGAACTACAAAGCCTCATGCGATGAACCAGTGTAAGAGTTGTGGCTGGCGGACGGCGCCCCGAGTGCGCAGGGTGGCGCCCCGAATGCGCAGGCTGTCGAACTGTCCGAACTGTGGCTTTGACCTTAGACCGAGGAGAGAACGGCTGTGCGTAGAGCACAATCTGCCTGGTGAATGCCACTACCGTCCACCGCAACACTCCTAACCAGAAAGGACCGCCGTGTATAACTTCCCTGATTACCATAAGATACAAGGGTTGTATAAGCGTAATGATAGGGGCAACTTCATCATTGGTAACTATAGCCTAGACGTATTCCATTATCTTAAGGATGATCTATGGCGCTGGACCGAGAAGGTGGATGGTACCAACATACGCATCTACATAGATCCTAAGGTAGAAGCCGTAGGCAGCGATTTCCTTTACGGTGAGCCGGAGATCGCTATCGGCGGCCACCATGCCAAAAGTCAGATACCTGCGGCATTAGTACAGCATTTGAATGATACCTTTGGAATGCTGCACTTTGATCGCATACAGTCCGCACTCACCGGACCAGTAGTGTTGTATGGTGAAGGATACGGAGGTAAGATACAATCAGGACATAGTGTGTATGGATATCCTAAGGAGCAAACGTTCATTCTGTTTGACGTATGGGTGCCAGAATATCGCCACCGCTTGGGTGGATATTGGCTGGACTCTGACATTGTACGTGAGATAGCAGATGGGCTTAAGATACCGCACGTTCCTGCTGCTGTTGTCTGCGGTTCGCCTATTGGCATCGCAACCTTGGAACAGGCAGTGTATGATATACAGTATCACGGTGTACCATCGCAGTTGGGTAGACCTGGAGCACAGTGTGAGGGTATTGTTGGCACGCCTAAGATACCACTGTTTGATAGAATGGGCCACCGCATCATCACTAAGATAAAGCATAAGGACTTTGACTCTGCGGGGGTTTGACAGAGCCGCCGAGGCATGATAGGTTGGAATATAGAGGAGGACCCGCCGTGAATACAGATCCAATCGACGCCCTTTGGGCCAACCCATTCAGCATCAAAGGTGATACGTCTGCTCAGGACGCTGCGGCCTATCTGGTACTTGAGAAGTACTCAGACGAAACGAAGGCGTTAGCTACCGCCGTAAAAGCCTTATATTTTGGGGCCTATACACTCCACCAAGAGAATCCTGCCTGTTCACAGTTAGAGCTTTATAAAGGATGTATTGTCACACTAGTGCGAGAAGGTATAAGCATATATAGTATAGTAGAAGCCAGTAAACTATTGGTCGATGTTTTTGATGCCATACAGGAGGCATCATGAAAAGGTATAGCAAAAATCTCCTCGGGTGCCGAGCGTGAATGGAGTCAAATAAATAATGGACCTTAACGACCTGATATCTCCTGACACTCCACTAGCAGTATCTGACGATGATGAAGATACTCGGCCAATCATGACCGGTATAGATGTTATGAGCTGGTCAAAGCATATAATCAGCAAGGTGGATGAGTCTATAGAGCTGTTAACCAAGCAGTACCGTTGTGCGCCAGAAGTAGTCCTAGCTCTATACGGTAATGTTGGCGTGTACGCAATAAATATTGCAGAAGCTATACATAGCAAGTTAAAAGCTGAGATTGTGGAATCTCCACCGCTAGCTGTTTCAGCACGCTATAGAGATCCTAACAGGGGGTACCTGTAATGCGGAACGAAGCCGAAGCAGCCATTCTTTGTTATCAGCACGGCATAGGGGATGTGCGCACAGAGGACAGCAACCAAGCACTACTTAAGAAAGTGGAACCTGTGATGCGACCTGAGGCGATAGCTCAAGAGATCCTAGCTAGTGAGGACTTTATGTGGCTTATGGTGGGTGGCGATGATGTTTGGATTAACTCGCATATCGACGCACTGCGCCCGGCATGGGACGCATACGTAGAGGCAGGCGGCAAGACATATGGACATCATATGGATATTTCACGAGAGGAAGATAAAGATGGCACCATTCAAAGTACTTGAAGGAAAGCAGTACCGTTATCGTGATAGTGGCAGAGTGACTGTCGCCGCACTGCTGAGCGAACGTGCATTCGTAGCATTCCCCAGGACGGATGGCAAGGTCAAGTATGTATGGGCGAACCTGGCCGATCTGTCCCCTGTACGTGGGCGACCCACAAGATGAACCTCCACCCAGCCATACTACATATAGATATAGAGACATCTCCTAATCTCTGTTGGGTGTGGAATCTATGGGAAGAGACAGTACAACTCGAACGCCTCATAGAGGTACAGCGCACACTTAGTTTCGCTGCCAAATGGGATGGCGAGCCAGCTAAGGATATGCAGTTCTATAGCATTCATGACTTCGATAAGGGACGGAATACAGTCAAGGCACAAGACCGTATGATAGAGGCCGCTAAGAGCCTGCTCGATGAGGCTGACATAGTGGTGCATTACAATGGCACCCGGTTCGATATGCCATACCTTAACAGGGAGTTCTATCTTACGAAGCGCACGCCACCCAGCCCATACAAACAAGTGGACCTATACCTCACCGCTAGAAAGGTATTCAAGTTTCCTTCCAATAAGTTACAGCACATATCCGAGGCGTCCGGTCTAGGCGGTAAGATCTCCAAAGCCGATGGCATTGTGTTCGACCTATGGGCTAGGTGCATGGATGGTGACACTGACGCATGGAAGCTAATGCGTAAGTATAACAAACGTGACGTTGTACTAACGGAAGGTGTATATCACCGCATGCTCCCATGGATTGTGTCTCACCCGAACCTCGGGGCATTCATAGGTGAGCGATGCTGTCCAGCTTGCGGTAGCACACATTTACAAGTACGAGGCTATGCGATCCTCAATACAGGACGATACCCGAGGTACCAGTGTATGAACCCACTGTGTGGTAAGTACTCACGAGGTACCAAGAGCGACCAGCGCACGACACTAGTGAACATAGCGACATAGATCGGAGACTAATGACAACCAAGTCCGCACAAGAGTTAGATCCTGTGGTAGCAACGGCACAAGCAGAGGCCATAACAAAGGCCAATCTCGAAGCTGCTAGAGCTAGCAGGGCCGCTGCCGATAAGACACTACTAGAGATAAAGACTCTCAAGCGCCTTGACGCTGAGCTATATGCTACGGATGCCTATAACCTCCGCTATGCTTACGTAGAACCAGTCAATACCAACTCTAGCCTGAAGTGTCAGAATATGCTTTCCCAGTGGCACAGACTCTACCCTACCCGCACTATAGAGATTGTCTTTACATCTCCTGGCGGTTCTGTCGTGGATGGCATGGCCTTGTTCGACTACATCAAAGAAATACAGCGTTCCGGTCACACGATAAATACTCACGTACTGGGTGTGGCAGCGTCTATGGCTGGCATCTTGTTACAGGTCGGCAACACTCGCAGTATGGCACCCGAGTCCTGGCTCCTTATACACGAGGCTAGCTTTAGTTCATCCGGTAAGATAGGTGATGTCGAGGACACTACCGAATGGGTTAAGAAAGTATGCGACCGCATCCTCAATATCTTCACCGCTAGGTCTACCTGTACCAAGGCATTCATTAAAAAAAATTGGGAGCGCCGAGACTGGTGGGTTAGCGCCGAGGATGCTCTCAAGTATGGCTTCATCGATGAGATCCGATAGAAAGGTACTCCGCATGAGGATAGCTATAGACCTAGATGGTGTGCTATACAACTTCACCGCTAGCCTGTCCGATTACATAGGGCATGCCGTCGGGCAGTGGTACCCATACCGGCCTAGTTGCTGGGAGTTTTACGAGACAGACTGGGGTATGTCCCTGGCCGAGTATCTGGCATGGTTCGAGCAAGGCGTTAACGCCAGTTGGATCTTTGTCGTAGGTGCGCCGGCCAAAGGATCTATCGAAGCATTGCACGCCTTGATAGCTAAGGGCCATACTATACACCTAATCACTGACCGCAACGTGGGCGAGAAGGCTAAGGTTAATACGGCCCTATGGCTTAACGCTTATGGCGTGCCGTACGATACGCTCACTTTCTCCAATGGAAGTAAGGCCAGTCTCATCAAGGTAGACCTCGCCGTCGATGACCGGCCTAAGCTGGTTGATGAGTATCGTGCCGCAGGTGTAGAAGCATACTGTATGGGCTTCGATGAGCGCAAGGATATGAAGGCTAATAAGTGGTATATCCCTTATGACTGGGATAACTTCCAGCTCATAGCTGAAGGTACCGAACAACGATACGGAGCTGTTCGGCAGCCAGCAGACAATCGAACTCGAGCTCACGTTCCACCCGGAGGCGCTCGGCCGCCTGCTCGCTCGTATCGGCGAACACGATCACAAGATACAAGCATGGCACGCATCGCCGAGGTGGAGTGCCGGAACGCTAAGCTGGAGTTGCCCTGGACGCCCTCAATGACTAAACAGATACCGATGCCTCTAGTGCGCACCTTTGATACGGGTGCTACTCGTGACCTTGATGATACCAAGGACGACCCCGAGGGTTTCTATACGCCTCGTGTCATCCACCGCTTCAATCAGTACATGACCCATAACCGGCACCTTGCGGATGGTAGTGTCAGAGACTCTGACAACTGGCAGCGGGGTATCCCTCGTGAGGCATATGCGAAGTCCTTATGGCGCCATCACTTGGCCGCATGGACGGAGCATAGAGCATGGGTAAGTGGAGATTCCGCCTACGATAGGGACCAGCTAGAGGTAGACTTGTGCGGTGTTATCTTCAATGCGCAAGGTATGCTAGACACCATACTTAAAGAGAAAGAGTCAGACTAATGACAGTAACTAACGATCCTAGTTACGATATTAAGTCTGCTGCTCTGAAGTGGGTACATGAGCTATACGATCAGGCTAACGCTGCTATACGCTATCTATGTGGAGAAATCGTGTCCTCACAGTTAAAAGAGATGTACTCTATAGAGATCTCTAACGAAGAAGGCCAGGAGATATTCAAAGCTGCGCTCATTGATAATACAAATGCCGCACCGTTTCCCACTGATATACTACAGGCGATAGCTAGAGCATTGGGAATAGGAGATGATCTGTAATGACAGACACCACGCATTTAGCAGAGGAGTTAATACAGACGGCTGCGGTAGTTGTAGCGTGGCTTGAAAAGCTGGGCTATACGCAGAATGCTGCGCTTACGGATATCCGGCACGAGAGATTTGCTCAGGATGAAAAGTGGGGCAATCAGGCGCACAAGCCGAATGGTACATGGCTCGCCATATTGGGCGAGGAGTATGGAGAAGTGGCAAAGGAACTGCTAGAAGGTGGGCACATTTAATGCAAGTCAATCTGATCGAAACGTTTGCAGAGGCCGAGGCATTCATGTCTTGGCTTGGCGAGCGCCGACCTGTATTGGCTTGCGATACAGAGACAGGTGGACTGGATTGGTGGCGAGATGAACTACGGCTCGTACAGTTTGGAGACTTTGAGACAGGATGGGCCATTCCATTCCACCATTGGGGCGGCCTTGCGCTCGATGCCATTGCTCGATACTCTGGCCCTATTACATTTCACAATGCAAAGTTCGATGTCATGTACCTCACTCATAACGGGGCTAAACTCGAATACGATAGGGTCCATGATAGTCGAGTTATGGCGCATCTCCTAGATCCAAACAAGCCGACAAAGCTGAAGATGCTGGGCAATAGGTACCTTGGATCCAACAGCGATGAATGGGAAACAAAGCTAGACGCTGCCTTTGCGAAGGGACATTGGGGCTGGGCAACCGTCCCGATTACACTGCCGGAGTATTGGGAGTACGCATGTATGGATACAATCCTCACCGCTAGGCTACATGAGCACCTATACCCTAAGCTAACGGGCGCACTGCTCGACATCTATGAGATGGAGATAGCAATAGAGCACATCATTATGGACCAAGAGATGCGAGGCATAGCAGTAGACTTGCCCTATAGCATAGAGCAGCGAGCCGTCTATCTCAAGGCTGCAGACGAGCTAGAGCAGT